TCATTTCTTGACAACCTCCCTACTCTTAATTTCCTTAATCGCTCGATGCAGAAAGCCTGGGATCATGCCGCCAAAGCCAAGGCGGTCAAGATTCTCAAGCGTGCTGCCGAGTTCATTAACGGCGTAAGCCGCAATAGCCGCGTTGCGCAGCATGTCTGTGCCTGCGATTACGTCAAGCCCATGCGAAAGCATCACGACGACGAAAATGAAAACCTTTTTGAAAAGCCCTCGAAAGCCGACACGGCTGTTCCACTCGCCGGTCTTTCCTGCAGCGATGGTCCCCGTCACGTAGTCCACGGCGACGAACATCAACAGCCACTGCAACTGCAGGTCAATACCTCCTAGCGCCCAAGCCAGTGCGCTTCCGACAGCCCCTGAAGCGAGCATCAAATACGCCTCCCCTTTTGCAGGGATGAGCAACGACATGTAGTCGATGAACGTCTGCACAAACCCTCTCTCCATAAATCACCTCCTTGTTTGTTCTCCCCTTCACCATATGCAACGACCGTCAAAATCCCTAGCCCTGACACGCCTGCCATCACTACAGGCGTAAAAAAAAGGGGACGGTTTCCCGTCCCCATTTATGGAGCTTTAAGACTTAGCTTTTAAGTCGCTCAACCTCTTCCGAAAGTCGCTGAACCGCGAGGATCAACGGACACACCAGAGAAGCATAGTCCACCGCCAGATAGCCCTCAGACGACTTGCTGACAAAGAGCTTCGCAATCTGCGGGTCCGCCTTCTGGACCTGCTGCGCAATGAGCCCCATGTGCTTCTGACCGCCTTCCTCGCCAAGGTAGGAGTAAGTCACGACTGGGAGCTTGCGAATGAACTCAATCGCTCGGTCGGCATCGACCTTCGCAATTCCCTCCTTAAGGCGAACGTCCGACGAAACGCTGATGGCCGTCTTCGAGTAGATTTTCGAACCGGCAATCATCGTCTCAAGGCTGTTCGTCGCGAGCGTCATCATGGACGACGTCTTGAAGAGCGCCTGAGTCCCGTTGAGGCGAATAACGTCAGAAGCTACAGAACCACCGAAATCCTGGCCGTCCTGACCATCTCGGCCATTCGTTCCATCGCGACCATCGGCACCCGGATAGCCCTGCGGACCGCGTTCGCCATCTCGACCAGGAAGTCCATCCTTACCAGGAGCGCCGTCTTTACCGGGCGCACCCTCAGCACCGGGAAGTCCATCCTTACCAGGAAGCCCCTGCTCACCACGAGCGCCGTCGATGCCGTCCTTTCCATCAACACCGTCCTTGCCGGGCAGGCCAGGCTCACCCATAAGGCTCGCGAGCCATTCAACCTCGCTACCAATGAAGCCGTTGGCGACAGCGACCTCATAGGCACTCAAGCCATCAGCACCATCGGCACCTGGCGTGCCAGAGCCACCTTCGCCCTTGAGGGCAAAGCGAGCGTCCGCTTCGGTCTTGCTGTAGATCGTGAGGCTGTTCGCCTTTTCGTCAAGCACATCCGAAAGCCATTTGTCTTCGTTGCGATAGTTCACAACGTCGGTGGAGTGATCCGCAAGCACTCGGATAGGAGCCGGCTTGAAAGTCGAATCCATACGGTCGTACCAGAACCCAATCAGAGATTCGTCGAGCGTCTCGATTCGAATCAAACGCGCGTCGATCACTTCGGTCGGATACTCCTGCACGCCGATGCAGAGGTCCTTTTCGTTGAGCTGAGCGTAGAAGAAGTAGATCACTTCGACCCAGCCGTTGCCAGTCCACTTCTTACCGATGACGGTCTTGTCGTCAGTCGTACCGATGTAGATGTAGTTGGGAATGGTCACCTCAGTCGGGAAACCGTATGTGCCAGTGCAGATGCTCTGGTCGTTAATGAAGCCGTAATAAAACAATGGCTTTCCTTATAAAAAAAGGCCGAGGGACAGTCCCCCGGCCATGAGCACACAGTAGCATGCTCTGAGTCGCAACGTGCCGATTCTCACAGCTCGTTGCATCTGTCCTCAGAAGAGGACGCTGTACAGCCACGCGCAGAGAACCCCGGCAATGAAGCCGACCGGTCCCCAGAAGAGTCGAGTCTTCCGGCGCGTCTCAGCATCGAGCAGAGCCTTCTGGGCCTCAACCTTGGCGATGAGCTCGTCCGTCACTTCCTCGACCTTGACGCCGAGTTTGTCGAGCCATTCCTTCACTTCTTCCTTTGTCATTTCAGTCACCTTCTCCTTTAGCGCATCTTTCAGCGCCTTGACAATAAAATCCCACATATGAAAAAACCGCCAGAAGGCGGTGTGATAAAGTTATGTGTACGTACCATGCTCGCGGCTGATTTGGCAACTGTGAGCCATTTTTGCATTCATATCAAACATGTTTCAAGATGTTATCCCCCCGACCAATATTCTCCGTTTGGTGATTAATCTCGATCGCTCGCCCGAGCGTCTTGAATCGATTTCAAAACAACTTTCCGCGCAAGGCCTCTCCTTCCAACGCATCCCCGCCAGAGACGGTCGTAAATTGAGCCCGGAGGAACTCTCCCGGCTAGAGGCCCCCTACGACGCCCCCTATAAATTCGTCTTCAGAAAAGCGCTGTGGCCAACTGAGATTGCGTGCTTCCTATCGCATGCGACCTGTTGGGAAAAGCTCGTAAAAAGCAACTGCGAATGGGGCTTGATCATGGAGGACGACATCGTCCTATCGCCCCGCTTCAAGCTGTTCGCCGCGTCTTCCGATTGGATCCCTCAAGGAGTCCGCGTCATCCAGCTCCACGGATCCCGTCAAACGTTCACTGTCGGAGAGAGCTATCCAGTTCACGACACGGAATTGTTTCGGATCATCCGGCCAACACCGCTTGGCGGCCTGGCGTACCTGATTCATCGCGAAGCCGCTGCCTACGCACTCGCTACCTATATGCCGATACCGGCCCCCGTCGACGACTGGCTGTTCTGCCCTTACTCCGACTTCGCGAAGCGTTTTCCTCCGCATAGACTGCTTTCGGCTTGCGCTACAACGCTCTACGCCCCGTCGGACATCGGGGACCGAACCAACCGCAGACAGCTGCCGACGAGCGTAAAAGTGCGTTTACTCCGTGGGTTCAAGTCTGGCAGCTATCGCCTTTCGACGATGTTCCGCAAGAAAAGAACCCTGACGCTTACGCAAGATTGATGATCGGTCTACCGCCTGCGGGCGGAGGTGTCAAATTTCTTGGGAGTTGACGCCGTTATGCCCTCTCGTAAGGCCTTGGCCAGAACTCACCCATTGTCACTACGGACTTTGCAAACGCCTCTTTCAGCTGCTCGACCGTGACGTTCGCGACTTCGTCGTTCGCCAACACCCAAATGACGGACGAGCGACCCAGAATTTCAGACGCCTTAATGGCGTTCGCCATTCTCGCTTGAGCATGCTCTCCACCATCAAAGGGCATTCCGTCGACCTCGACGATGATTGTGCCCACTTGCTCTGCTCGAATGCGCTTCGCTTCGGCGAGTCGTTGCGCTTCGATCTCTTCTTGCGGCATCGTAGGCGCATACCCCGCTACGAAATACCGTCCGTCGTAGGCTTGTTCAACCTCGCCAACCTCCGTATAGCCCATAGATTCGAAAAATTGTCTGTTGTCGCCTACGGCGATAAGGACTTCGTTCGTTTCTTGGTCGTGAATTTTATAACGACAAATCATATTTATCACCTCATCGGATGGAAGTAAATTGCGCTTTCACTGCTCGAGATCGTATAAGTTTCTCCAGCTACCAAAGGACACATAAACCAACCCGAACCCGGGTAACGCGCTTGGGCGTAATTCAAAATGACTTGATCGCTCTCCTTGTGTTTTACCGTGAAGCCACGATAGTCACTAGACGCGGAAAGAAACAGGCGAATCCATCCGTCATATGTAGGGGTAAAATCGCCTTTTGAAACTTGAACATAAGACGAATAATTCGGCATGGCGCTTTTTACTTCAATAGTTACGTTACCAGCGTTATTGGGCTTTTGACCGTTAACGCTTTTTACAGCCGTTCCAAGCTCGGTCTGAACTTGGGCAACGGTCGTCAAAACATCGGCCATATCCACAGAACCGAGATTCGTCGCCTGCCCCGCCACAACGACGCAAATCATCCACTCATGCGACTCGGGTTGGACAGTGCTGGAGCGACCGTAGATGGAATTAGAATTGCTTGCGTCGAACGTTAACTTGACTCTTTGATCGCCACCAGTGGCGACATGCGTCGCACCAGTAGCATTACCCGCGTTCTTTTCAGTAGCAATAGCCCCGCTAAAAGCGGCGTGTGAATAAATACCTCCAAGGTCACTTCTACCCGTGATATTCGACAAACCCGCCTTGTGGTACTTACCAACATCCCCGCTAGCAATAGCCACCTGCATGAAAGGAGCGAACTTCGGCGTTCTGAACGTCGTCGAGCCGTCGCCTTGTGAGTAGTACGGACAATAGCCTCCGTTCGCAGACGCGATACTCTGCCATTCCGTTTCAGTCTTTACCCACCCCTTAGACGTGGCATAGGCGAAAAAGTCCTTGTAAAACGCACGGTTGTACGTCGCGCCGTTGCACTGGATTGCGCCGTCAGGCGGCGTCTGGTACGGCCATGCGAATAGATGGCCGAGCGGGAGGCCAGTATCAACCTTCACATTGCCCGATCCATCTGGGCCATTCCCGTTGACCGTCTTCACCCCAACATCAACCAGAACATTACCGTCCGCGCCGGCGACGTTCCCATTCACGCTTCGAACATGGGTACGAACGGTCCATTCAACCATGCCGTCCGCAATGACCTGACCATGCGTGACATTTCGCGTATCAAGCAGCTCCGCGCTCGTCTTCCCCGCCTTCGTGCATTCGAGGAAGCGCTCGTACTGGAAGGCGCAGTCCACCTTGTCGCCGACTTGGTACGCCGTTGACTTGCGTCTGAACTCGTTGATTTCGTAGATCAGCTGAGTGCAGACCGCCGTCTGGGGAGCTTCATTCAAAACGTCCTCTTCAGCAGCAAGGCGCACGAGACCGGCCTTGCTCGTCGTAGCGTTCGGAAGCGTCACTTCGCCGGATGCGTCAGGCGCGATGCTATTCACCGTCTTCACCGCGCCAGACTCGCTCCACTTTCCGAAGGTCACCCCATTATTGCAGTTGCGCCAGAAGGTGCGGACCGTGTTGTCGGTTAGGTTCGGGACGTAGCAGACCTGCACGATGTTCCCGCTGACAGGAGCACCCGTGTCATAAGCCTGCACGATGCAGAAGGTGCAAGCGATCGGTGTATTTTTCAGCGTCCCACTGCAGGCCCATGTTTTGTCCTCAAGCAGCGTGTTCAGGTCCGCGTTGGCGATCTGGATCGTGTGATCTCGCTTATTCGCCAAGCCCTTCGTCAGCTCATCTTTTGTCGCCAGATGACTCATGTCGACATCGATCTGAATGTCGCCATTGCTGTCAGGCTTCTTCTTGTTCACAGTACGCACGGCGTCTTCGACATTTTCGACGCGCGTAATCGGAAACTGAATGACGGGGTTACCCGCCTCATCCGTCGTCGTAAAGACGATGTCCTGTTCTTTCAGAGCCATTATTTAGCCCCCTCCTTTGTATTCAGCCCGTAGTCAGGCTTTGACGTAGAGCGATCTCGAATCGCGCTGCACGTCTTGTGTTTCGCGAAGTCCGAAGCCTCAGCCTTTGTGACGACCTCGGACTTCTTTGCGAACTCTTTGCTAATTTGCTGACTCTGCTTCTCTTTGAAGTGAGCCAGCCCTATCAAATCAAGAAAAGAGTTAGCCATCGGAATGCCCCCTTATGCAAAGAGGGCGTCGATCTCTTCGTTCGTAATGCCAGTCATCGTGATCATCGGAGCCATCGGATCCCAACTCGCGCCATTCCAAACGACATTCATCCCGGCGTCGATCTGATGAGCAGGATCGGCAGTCTCGACGTTGTACATATCGCCGGCTTTCACATCCTTGGTCGGCAACGCCGCATAGTTTTCGACGGAACCCTTGTAGTTCACAGCGCTCGCAATGTCCGTTTTCAGCGCGTACGGCGTGAGATCGATATTGACGCCCTTAGTTGTGATCGGCAGAGCGCCGCCGTTGACGCTCACCTTTTCGAGTACGTTCACTTGTGCGCCCACAGCGACTCCTTGCAGCTTCGTGAAGTCGGCAGCAGACATCAGACCCGCAGCATCAGCCGAAGCCGGACCATACGTCGTGTCCTGAGCCGGAATACCGAGCGCCGTGATGTCGCCCTTGACAACCTTCGTGCCTAAAGTGACGTGCCCATTGCCGTCAGTCGTGATTTTGTAAAGTCCTGCACCAAGAGCACCTGCCGTCACGCTCGGGTGTACATAAACGGGCGTCTCAACATCATTGATCTGGATGTTCCCGTTCGTTTCAGAGTTTTCGACCTTCGTCGCCTGAGTTGCGACACCTTGCAACTTGGCGAAGTCTTCCTTGCTCATCAGACCGTCTTTCTGAGTCGTTGCAAGCTCATAGATCGTCTGCGGCACCGTCACCGTTGCGAGCGTTGCACCAGAGACGCTCTTCAGCGTGATCGTGCGCCCCTCGATCGTCATCTGCCCGGCAACGACCGTCTTCAATTTGCTGTCGTAATGAGTCAAACCTTGCTTATCTAAAAATGCATTCAATTCACTCATTTTTCTCACTCCTTTTACGATTAAAAAAGATTGTCAATGAAAGAGTTGTCAATGCTTTCGACGTGAGCCCCTTCGCCTGGTTTACCAGGTTCTCCGGGTTTTCCGTCTGCCCCATCCTTGCCCGGAGGTCCCTGGATGCCAGGAACCTCTACCGTGACGACCTTTGGAGCAATATCGCTACATTGACCTTCGATGTAGATTTCTTCAGTTAAAGCAATTTTTCTGCGAAACTTCTCACGCCTTAGGCTTGCATCTGACACGGGTCACCTCCGGAGAAACTTTGATTTTTCCTTCAAGAATCCTTGTGATTGCACCGTCCGGAGACTCAAGCTCAATGTCATAAAGCACCGAATCGCCCGGATATTGCTCGGTGTTTTCGTGATTGAACTTCGCTGTGATTTTCCCGGCAGGGCTATCAATAAGAAGGCGACCATTACACGTTGTCAGCGTGTCAATAGCCGCCTCGCTGAATGCGTACCGGCGCACCTGCATGGCAGCCGAGTACCCACTCAAATCAATCGGTCCACTCTTATCTCGCAAGACGAAATAGACAACCTTGTCCGAACCTTGATCGAGAGAAAAGTTGTGAACAGCAGCCATTCCCTCACCTCCTTCAACTCAAGCCATAGTCAGGCTTTTCAGGAGCACGATCCCTTTGATCGCCAACGTCCTTCGAGAGATTGACCGAGATCGTTCCGTCTGCTGCAACATCGACGTTCTTGCCGATCTTGATGTGGCCCAGCTTGTCAGCAGTTGCAGCCGTCAGCTCGTGGACGATGCCAGTTGCGGCAGCGCCCGTCTGGTCGACGGCTTCAGGAGCTCCGCCCGCACCTGGACGGATCAACTTCCCCGCATTCTGGGCGGCCATGAGGCTCTTGTATGCCTCGTCCGCGACTGCCACCTTGTCTGCGGGCATAACGTCCACAGACACGATCTCTGTGCAGTAAAACGCGCGTTGAGACGCGCTGTAGTAGTAAGCCATCCTGTCCTCTCCTTTCAGAATCCGAGCGCCATCCAGAGCGCCTGGACCTTTCCGTTTGCGTTGTGCTTGAAGGTCGTGTTCCCCTTCGTCAAACCAGTGGCAACGAAGTCCGCAGCAACCTCACCAGTAGGCGTCGCGTTCGCGAAAACGGCGCTCGTCGGGAAAGCAACTGGGAAGGCAACAACGGTCGAGCCATCGGATGCAATCGAGGCTTTTCCCCACTGCACGATCAAACCGTTCGGCAACTTCTGAAAGCCGCTGTCGCCGTGATTCTTCAAGAAGGCAGAAAGCAAGCCAAACGGCGTCACTGCCTTTGTGTTTTCCTTGCCAGCAAGCACTTCCGCAGGCACCGCGATGCGGATCAAACCGGTGCGGCTTTCCGTCGATGTCCGTGCGCTGAGGCTCTTCGGAGTGACAGCACGCGTCCCATCTGTTCCTGCAATCGTTTCTTCATTCGTCGCAAGTTCAACGACACCGAGAGTCGTGGTCGTCGCCGGCGGGTTCAGGAAGTTCGTATCTCCGAACGCGATCGAATCTGCAGAGAAGTCCGTCACAGCAAGGTCAATCGCGAGCAGAGCCTGCGACTGCGAAGCCTTCTGGATGATCGGAACTGTCTGAGAGCAAACCGCGAAAAGGGTTCCGCTCGCCGTGTAGAGGCCGACCTCGTAGACCGTGTAGGCCTCTGCCGAATCATCACGGGCCGCAAGGTGGATGACGTTGTCTCCAACCGCACCGCCTGCGATGGTCGTTAGACGCTTGAACTCTTCCTTCAAGGTCGTCTGGTCGTTCGTCGGCGTGTATTGCCCCGTGCCGTAGCCCACCTCCGTGATGACAACGGGGGCGAATCCTCCCTGTTCTGCCTCAACAACTTCGGCCAGACCGGCGTCAGTAATCAAAATTGTGTTGGCCATTATTCGGCACCTCCTTGTTTCGCAAGAGCCGCCGCCACAGCTGCATCCACGACGGCTTTCAGCGTTGCAGGCGTGATGAGCTTCGTCGTCGACGTGCCAACTTTCGCTTCCTCAACTGTCGCAATTCGCGCATCGAGTGCAGCCTTTCCAGTCGCAGGCGTCATTGCCTTCAGAGCGTCTGTTCCAGCTGTAGCTTCAACCGTAGAGGCGATCTGAATCATCCCCCTGGCTGCTTCGCTTGCGTCCGGTGTCGCCTCATCGACGACAGCCTTTAAGCCCGCAGGAGTAACGGCGCGTTCTTTGTCCGTCCCTGCCTTTGCCTCAGCCTCTGTCGCCAGTTCGACAAGCCCGTTTCGTCCGGTCGTAGCTTTCAAGCCTCGAAGACCGAGAGGCGTCACAAAGTGAGCGTCCGACTTGCCTTCAATCGTCTCTGCTTCAGAAGCCGCAGCGCCTTTCAGGGTCGCAGGCGTGAGAGCCGCAGCGCCTTCCGTTCCTGCCTTCGCTTCGGCTTCCGTTGCTGTGCGGATGAGACCCGCACGTTCTGCGGTAGAAGTCAAGCTCCTCAGACCAGCGGGCGTCACAGCTCGCTGCGCATCGGCTCCTGCCTGCGTTTCTTCGTCAGTAGCAAGCTCAACAATCCCCGCATTCGCAGTTGTTGCAGCAGTGAAAGAGAAAGACACGTCGCCGAAAGCGATGTTCCCTGCGTTGACGCCTTCGAGCTTCATGTCGATAGCAAGGAGCAGATTGCTTGACTCCTGCTTTGCGATGATCGGCGTGCTCTGCGAGTAAACAGCGAAAAGCGTCCCATCAGAAAGGAAAAGGCCGAACTCGCACACTTCATACGAGCCCGGGCCGTCATCCTTGCACGCGACGTGAATCGCATTGTCGCCTGCTTGCCCACCTTCTAGGATCGGCATGCGCTTGACTTGAGCTTGTAGCTGTGTCTGCTCTTTGGTTGCTGTGTATTTGCCGGTGCCGACGCCGATTCCCGAAATCGTGACGGCGTTCGTACCGGTCTCTTGTGCATTGATGACGGCCTGAATACCTGCCGTCGTCAAAACGATGTCCATGAGAGTCCCTCCTTATTTTGCGAGCCCGACAAGCGAGCGCATCGCGATAGGCCGCACACCGACGAAGAAGCCGGCGGACGCCTCGATGTCCTTGCTCACAATCTCTTCACTTCGAATCCGCGCGTAAGCTACCGGGCGCAGATAGCCGTCGATCCCGAGCCCGCCATCCAGCTGACGAACGAGTACGAATGTGTAGTGCGAACGGACCGGTTTCGCGTCGTCGACGAGCGCGAAAAGGTCCTCCTGCATTTCGGCATCAAGCGTGCCGTCGATGTTTCCAAGCGTCGCCTGAATCTCGAAAGTGTGCGGAGTTCCCTTCGGCTCCATCTGCCACCACTCTTTAATGGTCGCAGCCGATCCAATCGAAGAAACCGCATCCTTGACAGCACGAAGCGTGCCTTTCTTGCGCTTTTCGCGCACAACGTTTTTCAAGACGCTGCGCTTCAAAGCAACGGGCCACGAATCGCGCCAGACGCTCGCATCCCACCCGTAGGCGACATGGTCGAGCTGCGTGCTCGTGAGTTTGTCAATGCTGACGTAGATCGACGGAAGATCAACCGCCGCCGTCATATCGAGCAACTGCTTGTCAAGCGCCGTCGCGCTGTGCTTGACGTTGTCGTCTTGAGCAATTGAGTCCGGAAGTAAGTCGCTCAGCCTTACGTCCGCGAGCCCCTTACTCATCCTTGTAGCCCTCGTAAACGATCTTCACGCCAGTGCATTGGGCGACCTGGTCGCTTTCGAGCTTCTGGAAGTCAACTGGCTTCATCGTCGGGTTGTCGATGCGCGAAGCTCCCGCTTGCATGACGTACTGAATGAGCCTTGCAGGGAGAATGTCGCGACCGATTTTTCCTTGCTGCCACACGCGGTATTTTTCGACCGCCCTTTCGACATCAGATTTGATCTGCTCGGCGCGCGAACTGTCCTCGCGACTGATCCAGTAGTGAATCTCAAGCTCGTAATTCACGGCCTTCGGCGCAAGCACCTGAACGAAGTCCGTGAGAGGTCGACGCGTTTCATCACTCAAGTACGCATCGATCTGCTCAAGCGTTTCTTTGGAAGGCAATTCGCCGCCCGCAAGAAGCACATAGACATCGACCTCGCCCGGTGTCGGGGAGGTAACGGAAACGTCAAGCACGGAGCTCGACACGCTCTTCGCGTGATAAACGTACGCCTTCTCAGGCCCCGCAACAGAGAAGCCGTTCGGTGCGAGTCGAATGCGCTCGGCAAGGGACTCGTCACTTTCCGCTTCAGAGCCGCCTGTCGTGATGGTTGTGTTCTCGGCTTTCGCTACGAACGTCATTGGCTTGACGATGGTGTTGACCTGACCGGCAAGGTAGTCGTTGCCGACCGTCCCTGCAACGGTGCAGGATGCCGTGACGCTCCCTTCGAGCTTACCTTTCTCAATATTGAGTTCATGGTCCGTCGCGAATGTCACAACACCGTTCGTCACCTCAGTTCCTGCAGGGATCGTGTAGACCGTCGCCAGAGCCTGCGAAAGCGTGAATTTGATCGTCGTGACGGCCTTGCTTTCAGAAAGACGCGTAACGCTCAAAAGCGTGCCGAGTGCATCGAGGTAGTCGTCCTGAGCATATGAAAGCAGGTTCTGCTGCGCCGCCAGATTCACAGCCGTGCGCTGTTGAATGATGACGGCAGCAAGGCTCAAAAGGTAGAGTCGTACTGGGTCGCCCGCCGCGAGGGTTCGCCCACTTGCTTGTTCGTACCCAGTGATAATCTCGGCCTTGATGGTCTCGGCGTCCGTTTCAAGGAATTCAACCGCCGGCAAGTGCCAACGGGGAATTGTTTCAGCCATGTCTTATTCCTCCTCTCCGATTTGCACAACAACGCGCGGTTTCAAAATACCGTCCATTGCGCTCGCAGTGTCCTCGTCAAAGTCGACAGACACGACCGTTGCTCTTGGCTCGTACTCCTCAATCGCGTCAATCACCTCAGACCGCATCAGCATCTTTGCAACCGGCATTGGTTTGTCGATATGCGCCCACGTCAGCCCGAAGTCTCGGTCCAGAGGAACGGAGCCCTTACGCGTGCTGAGGATCGTCCGCACGTTCTGCAGAATCTCTCGCACCTCGTCAGACGGCGCGAAGTCGACTTGACTTGATAGCGTCACTGTGTACTGAGCCATTACGCCGCCTCCTTCAAGGTGATGCTGACCTCTGCAGAGACGCAGATGCCAAGGTTGTTGTGATACTTGCGCTCTTCACCGATTGATTCGATTACGAACTTTCCGAGATAATCTGGACCGATGAGCAAACGCTCAGCCTGTTTCTTCTCGAGCATTTTCTTGAGCTGAATGAGCGCTGCCAAAGGCGGGGTCCCGAGCATCGAGTTCAGCTGAATGTTGAAGCTGACCTCTGTGAGTCCTGGACCGATGTATTCAAGAACGGGTTTCTTGCCTATCACTTCGTGCGTCGCCCATCGAACCGAGCGTGAAACTGACAGGTCCTTGAAGGTGAATGTCACTGCACTACTGCAGAGAAAAGGCAGTTTGCCGAAAAGACCAACTGCCGAAAATCCCAGGCCCATTTTCTCCTCGCCTCCTTACAGCGGCGGACTCGTCGGAGCGCCGTCGCCTTGTTCTTGATGTTTGTGCTTCATGAGGCTAATGCCGCCCGCCGTCACGTCGCTCGAAGCTTCGATCTGGCCCTGCAGCTTCATGTTCCCTGTGACCGTCACCGCAGCACCTCCACCTCCGCTGACGGCGAGTCCGCCCTTTCCGGTGATGAGACCGGCGACATTCAGAACACCGGTAACGTCCGTCTTCGGCGTGTCAAGCGTTATGCCCGACGAGGCGTTGACCGTCGCGGTCGTGCAATTGATCGTCACCGCATTCGGCACCGTGATAGAGCCATCCTGTCTATTGAACACAACCTCCGTGCCTTCAATCGTGACGGTGAGCTTGTGCTCCGCTCGGTCGTAGCAAACGCGCGTGTCGTCGTCGAAAACTACCGTGCGGCGGTTTTCCGTCGATTCCGGAGGCGTCACCTCTCCCGCGTAGATCGAACCGAGAATGACGCCGTCTTCCTGCCCCTCGCCGAAGAAGAGCACGATGGCGTCCTCGCCGACGTCGGGCATGGCGTAGTCGTGATTCTTGAGCGAGTTGCGCTGAAGAACGGGGAGGTCGAAGCTCACGATGCTATCCTCGTCGTCGAAGACCACGCGGGCTGTGCATTTCGCAGGGTCGATGCTCGAGATTTCACCAATCTTGATGAGGCTCGGCACCCCCTCTGGCATGTCAAATAGGTTCATGCCGCACCTCCTCAGTAGTTGTTGTTGACGCGGCGAACCGAAAGGCTCGTCACGTAGCCGCTAGTGCTGACGCTGTGCGAAGCGCTCTCGATTATGAAACCGCCGTCGAAACTTCCGAATCCCTTGAGCTTGATAACGACACCCGCCACAAGGGACGTGTCACCGACAAGAGAAAGGCTGCCTGTCATCTTCCGAAGATTGAGCTTGCGCAGCGTTGCTTTTGCAATGCGCTTCGCCTCATCGATCGAGGTCGCACGCTTCTTGACCTGGTACTCCTGACCGTCGTCATCGGCGTTCGGATCGACGTAGGTGTACGTCATGACGGCAGGATTTTTCTTCTCAGGAACGGCGTCGATGTCGTACTCGTTCGACGTGTAGCCGCCTGCAGAAGACTTTTTCTTCTCTTTCGGGTTTCGGTACGAAATCGTGCAGGACTTGTACGTCTCAGACTGCTGCGACTCGAAGTCCCACGAAAGGATGTCCGAGACGCCCAGCGTGAGCGTTTTGACGGGCTTCTTCTTCTCGTAAAAAGCCTGGTCGAAGATCACAATCTGCGAGTCCGTCACCTTGATCGAAAGCCCGGCGTCTTCACATAGGCGCGAGAGGAACTTCAGGTTACTTTCGGCCTTCTGGTCTTGGCGGTCGTAGCTCGGGTTCTCCTTCGAATCGAAGAGGAGCTTGACTTTCGCGGCCGCCGCGATTTCCTGAGCGATGCCCTTGAGCGTCTTTTTCTCCCAGGCCTTCGTGATCATCTTGCGACGAATCGGGGTGTTCATAGGGATCGACACGGCTCGCATTTCGAAGACACGAGGCGAGCCACTTGTGCGGAGCGAATCGACGAAGAACTTTCCGCAGAAAAGCTCGCGCCCCTTCTTCCCATCAACCGTCCCGGATGCGATGTAAGCTCGGACGACTTCACCGCCGTCCGGCTTCCACCTGCTCGCCCATTTTCCCGTCGGGTCTTTGAGCGTGAGACTGATTTCGTCCGCCTCATTCGTTTCCTTGTCGTCGTAGGAAAAGGAAAGAAGGTCAGGCAGAATATCCTGCGTCACAGAAGTGCCGGCTTCGGTGAAGAGGAGCCTCAAATAGGTCTGGATAGGTCCACTCATCGCGCACCCTCCTGACGTTTCCAAGGCGGCAGGTTCTCAGCAAACTCCATCGAGTCTGTGTCAATGTCCGGCACATTGAGCACGACGCCCGCACTGAAGAAAACCGTCTTCCGGTGCTGTAAATTCGCGCGGATCAGTTGGTCCATCAACGCCTCAGAGCCATAGACTCGCTTAGCGATGATGTCCCACGTGTCCTGCGCGACGGTCGTGTATGTCTTCACGTCACCGCCTCCTTATGAAAAAGATAGACGCTGCTGATCCGCCAACAGACGGCGCAGGTCCTTTTCAAGCTGTCGTCGACCTTCATCAAGGCCGCGCTTCACGCCTTCGTAGGCATCACCAGAGCCGCCAGAAACGTTGATGACAGGAGCGAAATTGACGGTGATTCCGCCGCCCATGCCGACCCCGGAGCCAAGCATTGACGAGAGCTTCGACAGAGGAATCACAGCCTCCGGCTCGCCGCCTTCGCCAATGTTGGCAAGCGTCGAACGGGTAGCAATGCCGCCTTCAGCAAGTTGCGGAATCTTCGGCAGGTTGACGCCGAAGGTCTGACCTCCGAACTTCGGGACCCACTCCGGAATATCAACCGAAATGCCGTTGATCGCGCCGATTGCCCCGTTCACCAGATTGATGACGCCGTTGATCGGAGCTTTTGCAATACCCTCAAGCGCCTGAAAAGCATTCGAGAAAATACCCTTAACGTTCTCCCAGGCCGCAGACCACTGTCCGGTAAAGACGTTTTTCACGAAGCCGATCAGGTTCGAGAAGACGCCCCAGACGTTTTTGGCGACACCAGCGACAATCGCAAAGTTTGCCTTCACGACCGAAGCGATATTCGGGAAGTTCGAGGAGAACGAATTCCACAGCTCGACAGCCTTCGCCTTGATCACGTCCCAGTTTTTGTAGACAGCAAGCCCGGCACCAATGAGCAATGTGAAAGCCGTAATGACGACGCCTACCGGATTCGCTCTCATGGCTCCGTTCAGCAGGAGCATCGCTGTCCGCATCAGCTTCGCCGTTGCCGTCGCAGCCGTCACAGCAATTTTCCAAGCCCCCATCGCAAAGGCCTGAGCCTTTGACGCGACCGTCGCAAGAACGGTGCTGTTCCTCATCAGCGTGATTGCCTTCTGGATGTTCAGGAAACCCTTGTACATCGAGATGACCGGGCTCGCCAAAAGCGCGAAGCCAAGGCGTAACGCATGAAAGGCGGCCACAGAACCGAGAATCGCGCCGCCGACCTTCATGGCCGTCAGAATCAACGACTGGTTCTCACTCACCCACTTGATGACGCCCTCGCTACTTTTCACGAAGGCTTCTGCCGACTTTCGGACAGCCGGAAGAAGAGCGGTCCCGATTCCGCCGGCGACTAGCTTGACCGCGTTACCTGCAATCTGCAGAGAATTCGACGTCGTATCGGCACGAGACTGAAACTCTTTCAGCATGGACCCGGCATACTGCGCCGGATCGGAAATCATCGCGAAGTTGCCTGCAAGCAAGTCGCCCTGCTTGGCAAGCGTTGCCACCGCAGACTTCACACCCGCCTCGTTACCGAAGAGAGCACCGATGATCGAAGACTTCTGGTCTTCTCGTAGACCGTTGATGCGCTTGAAAACATCCTGAATCGCCTTTTGGGCGTTTTCAGAGCTCGACGTCATCATGTGAGCCATCTTGCCCGCGTCGATGCCGAGCGCTTCCATCGCCTTCTTCTGACCCTTCGTAGCGCCTTCACCAGACGACAGCGCGTTAATGAAGGACATCATCGAGGTCGAAGCGACTTCGGACGAAACGGACGCAGATCTGAACGAGCCGGCAAGAGCCGCAATCTGCTTCTCATTCATCGCGGTCAAGCCCTTCAGGGCACCACCGGATCGAGCAAGCACCTCGACGACGTCCTTCGCTGAAGCTGACGTGGTATTGCCGATCTGGTTGACAATGTCGAACATCGCCTTCGACTGCTCGATGTTGATGCCCATCTTCGACTGAATGTCAGCGTATGCAGCCCCGACCTCATCGCCAGTCATATCGAACGCGATTGCCATTTGGTTCTGAATCTCAACGAGCTTCAGAGCCTCGTCAGCCGTCTTTGCAATACCGGACTGGAAGGCGTTCGCCGCCATTGCCGTCATGTCCTCAGTACTCTTCGCGTATTGAAGCGAAAGCTTCTGAATCCCGTTGAACACGTCCTTGTATTCGTCTGAGAACTTGCGAAGTTCGGCCTGCTGATCTTCAAAACTCATGGCCTGCTTGACCGGCGCACCTGCGGTTGCAGCAACCGTAGCGCCAATGCCCACAAGAGCGCCCGCGCTCGAAGACCGCATTTCGCTTGCCTTATCCTGAACGCCCTGAGCTTTGCTCAATCGCTCGTTAATCTTCGCGAGCTTCTGCTGCGCCGCTCTAGCCCTGTCAGCTGATTGCGCGAGCGCATTTTGTCGATCAATTAGCGTTCTCAGGTGCGTTCCGGTCGTTCCCATCTGCCCGTCGAGTTCGCGCAGAGAAGATCGATTCCGCTCAAGAGCAGCCTTCGACTTTTCGAGGGCGGCTTTTGCCTTGTTGAATTCGGAGACCATCTGGGCAGACGGCTCCTTGGTCGCACTCATCGCTCTCCCGAGTGCTGCGACCTTTTCTTTCGCACGGATGTACTCTCGTGAGCTTTCGCCTACAGCCTTGCGTGCCTTTACGAGACCGTCCATCTTTGCGGCTTTCGCGTTCAGCGTAGCGAGTGAATCACCCATGCGTGCGACGGTCTCTTGCCCTTTCTTGAATGTGCTCGCGAAGTCTCCGGAAAACTTCCCCGCGATCTTGAAGGCGATGTCGTAAACCTTCGACATGAGGTCACCTCCTTTCAAAAACAAAGCCCGCCGAAGCGAGCTTTCCGTACAAAAGAAAAAAGCCCGCCAAAAGCGAGCTCCATCTTTTCAAATTTGGGATGCGTTAGAAAATCAGGATGTACAGGCCGAAAAGAATCACGACCCATAGCAACACACCCAAAACCGTCATAACGCCTTCAACAGCGCCGTTCAGTAAACGCATAAACATCCAATCCCCTCCTTCAGTACTCACAGCATACCGTTGAAAGGGACAGAAGTCCCAGAATAAGCAACTCACTTTCGTTTATTTGCCTTCGCTTCGGCTTCTAGCTGCTTTGTTATCGTTCTGTTCCATGATGCGAGCTCAATCAATGGCTCTTGCATCCACTCAAGCGCACCGCCTTTCATGACGCGTGCGATGGATACCGCCGCCGACTTGACCTCGTCGTCAGGATCAGACCGTTCTGCAAAGCCGATCACCCCAACAAAAAATTGCTGACCTCCTGCCCGATTGCGCAGTAGTCCTTGGCGGGAAGGTTTTCCATGAACTCAATCGGAAGCTTCGCGGCCTTCGCAGCAAGGTACACGCAGAAGTCAGTGTCCACGGCAACCAACGGAGAAATATTCCCCGCACGCGCCCATTCGCGCTTCACCGCAGACACATCCTTGCCAGTAAGGACATCAAGGTTCAGTTCGATCTCCGTGTACTTCTGGCCTTCAAACTCATATTCCTTAGAGAGGATGTACTTCATGTTTTTCACTCCTTTGTTTTGGGTTTGCCGGGGCACGACTCATGCCGCCCCCGGCGTAGTGCTTTACGCCAAGCCCAGGTCCTTTCGAACGCTGGCGAGCTTGTCTTCACCGTCAAACTTTGCGATGAAGTTGTACTTGTCGATTTCGATGAGTTCCTTGCCATTCACAAGGACCTTCATGTAAATCACCTCGAACTCGGTTTCGCTGTCCGTCGTAGAACCGACCTCAAACGAACCGAGCGAGACGCTCTTCGGCGTTGCACGCAGAGACACACGAACGGGCACAGACGAATATTCGCCAAGTGCAGCGTCGTAAACCTGCTGCGATCCGCGCAAGTCAAGCGCATGCGCCTTTTGATTCGCAAGCTTTGCAAGTTCGGGCGTGATGGTGCGCCAAGTGAAGGTCGCAGTCATCGAACCGAAGTGGCCGAGAATCGGGCTCTCAACTTCGCCAGCAATGCCTGCTCCGCTGACCGTGTCACTCATCGCCTCAATGGACGGCAAGTCCACATTCGCGACGCCGAGCAAGTCGTTTCCGTCGTTGTAAACGCGGAAGTTAATCAGGCGCTCGGGCACCTTGTTTCCAGTTGCCATAATTCAAGCCTCCTTTTATTCAAACAGCGTAGAGAGATAGCTCGCGTCGTACTCAAGAATGAAATCGATCTCGCGATTTGGCGACGGCGGCGTGATGTACACGTGAAAACGTGCAATGCCGTCCATCAAATCAGTCGTCGGGTTTTCGCTCTCAAGGAACTCCACGCGACCGCCGAGAATGTACTGGCGAGCCGCAAGCCCGTTGAGCCAAATGTTCGCGCTGTCAACGATCGTGTCAACCTGACGACGATTCAGCGGCGCATCAACGCGCTGCCAGAAGGTCTGAACAAGTGTGTTCCCGACCCAGTTGAACATGCGCCGAACCGGAATGAAGGAGTCCTTCACGTCCGTGTTGCCCGGATAGCAAGCCATGCGGTTTCCCCAACAGACCCAGCCGCCGATAAAGTTGAGCGCCGTCACGACCCCCTGGCCGTTCAGATACTTGCCGTTCTCTGGACCGAGCCACACTTCCTTACCGTTCGCGAGGACCGTAGCCGTCATCTGAAAGTTCTTGTTCGACGGGCTGACATACGGCGTGCCGTCGTTGTCCCCGTCAACCTTCCCAATAAGCCCCATCAGCTGCGTGCTCATGTGGTACACCGTGCCGGAAAGAGCAAGCATCGGCCAACAAGAGACCTGAGCCTCGTCGACAATGTTATTGTTGTTCTTCCATTCAGCGACCTTCGAGTAGGAATCGACGGCGTCCGTCGGAACGTCGATAAGGGCAATCGCACGGAAGTGTTCGTTGACATTGACAGCCTTGGCCGCCATCACAGCTGCCACTTCAGGATCGCTCGAATACTTCGGAGCAACGATCTGACCAGGGACAAGGCGGAAGCGCGGGAAGCACTCGCCAACAAGTTCAAGGCCGCTCTTTGCACCGTCGACGGAAACGCCGCCGATGATTTCAGACTTCGTAACAGCAGACGGATCGAGCTTCTCGGCCGCCAAAGTCAGCGACGCGCCAACCGGCACCTTGAAGTTGTCCTCGTCCTTCTTCGAAGTGATGACCAGATGCCCCGCATCATTGAAGGTCGCGACGAAATCCGTACCTTCCTGATAGGTCGTCACGTCCTGAGAAAGCTTGAGAGTCGACAGGATGATGCCGGTCTCAGCAATCGTTGCAGAGCCGGTCTTCGAGTCAAGCGTCACCGTCTTTGCCGTCGCCGTCTTCTTGTGCTTCGTAGGATCAAGCACGTTGACAACGATGATCGGCGCGACGCCAAAGAGAGCGAACTGCGAATAAATCGCCTCACTCAATGTGAAATCGTACTTTTTCAGGCCGCTCGCACTGTCCTCTACCGGCGGCACGTAGCCAAAGGCTGCGACAGCCTCATCATACGAGTAGCAGAGCGTCGGGCGGTTGACGTTGGTCGGATCGGTCATATTGACCGGAGCCGTCCCGACGATGAAAGGAATGGCCGCCTCTACCTGCACCGGCGGCAGGATAGAAGTCGGCACTTCGGAGATTTTTACCCCGTGGTTGTATGCCATTTGATGACCTCCTTAGAGTTCATTTTTGAGTTGACGCACATAGGCGTGCAGGATGTCGCCCTTCACACCGATGCGCTTTCGCGCTGTCGCCAGTTCAGACACCGGGACAAAGAGACCGCGCAGGGCCTCACTCTTTTCGCGCATCGATACGACGTGCGGAGGAAACTCCCCTGCACGGAACACCGCATTGCGCATCAGTGCACCACCTCCAAGGGTCGGCCCGATATAAACGACAGCCTTTCCCTCGGTGGTTTGCGCTTTTTTAGTTGTGGGTTTCTTCATAGTCATCAGAAGTCCTCCTCCTTATCAATTGGCTGCGGCGTGCGGATGTCCCACGTCGTCTGCATGTCGAGCTGCCAGTACGGGTAGGGCTGCTCTGCGTAGGTGCTCCACTTGATCGGATGCTTCAGCCGATACCGATTAGCAAGAACCATTCCTGGCAAGGAGCAAAGCGCAGTGCGAATGCGGGACATGACGTTCAGGCAGTACTCGTGCCCGTCGTATTCTTCCGAATAGGTCCCGACGATGATCGAAACCCGCACCTCGGTTGAGTCTTGCTCTGTCGCGCCTTCGTCGGCCCTGACAAGAACGAAAGGAAAGTCGTCGTCCTGACCAGATCGTTTGGGCGGTAGATACCCATTTACGACTTTCGGAGCGCGAAGCTCGCCCTCTGCAAAACCGCGCTCAGGCTTCGTTGGAAGCGCGAAGTTCTTCACGGCCTCGGAAACTAGTTCTCGAATCGCGCGTGTAAGTTCGTTTTCGACCATGCGAATCACCCCTTGCGTTTTTTGTATTTACCGGTGTTTCCGCCACCCAGGAGATAGCCGGTCTCGTGATCCAGTCGGTTAAAGAAGGTCTCCTGCATCGTCTTTTCGACGTTGTCAACGACCTCGTTGTTCTCAGACAGAACTGGAATTGCAGGACCATAGACCTCTTGCACAGGAAGCGACCTCGTATCCAAACGCTGAAGAATCCTTCCGCGATAGACGAACGCTTTCCCCAACGGCTTCAAGCCTCCCCTTGCCTTGACGGCGACACGAACAGGCTTTCTTTTATTGCCAGTCGTGTCGGTTTTTGGCCTGGTCTTGTAATTCACCAACGGGAGACGAGGTCCCTTACTTGTAACCAACGCTTCAAGACTTGAGCGCGTTGCCTTCTCGATTGAGAAGTTGCGACGCACCGTAGAAGCCTTGATCGTGTACTCCTGTCGGATCGTAGAGACAGCAGCAGAGCGTCCGGAAGTTGCTGCACGATTCAGCGCACGGCTGACAGCGACCTCATAGCCTTTCGGAATCTCAGAGAGCAACTTTGCAGCCTTCTCAAGAGCTTTCTTGTTCCGCGCCTGCCCGTCGGAAACGATGACCTCTAGCGCTTTTTCGCTCATTGCTCATTCGCCTCCGTCACAATGACGAGCACGCCGCCCTCATTGCTGACAGACTTGACAAGATGAAGCGCGCCGTCGATGTTGAGAAGCTCGCCCTCGACCGGCGTTTCAATCACGCCGACTTCGACGTATATCGTCAGTTGGTTGACAAAAACGCCAAGGTATGAATCGTCGCCGTTCGCCTGCGTGATGATCTTGTCGAGAATGCACGGCACAACCTCATGGCCGATTTCGTGCTCCTCGGCAAACTCGTCGAGGTTGATGAAGACGTTCTGCACGTCAGCAGCAACGAAATCCTTGAAGGCACTCATCCCGCCACCTTCTTCGTCGTGCGACGCTTGACAGGTTGCTTGACTTCAACTTCTGGCTCATCTTCTGCTTCGGGAATCGGAGCAAAAGCAGCTTCCGGCGTCGGCAATGGAGCTTCTTCGACAGGGTCGTCCTCGACCTCATTCACGCCGACAAGCGCCAGATTTTCCTTGAGAAGCTGAAGGCCGACCGTATCGTCAACCTCGATCTCCTCACCTGCCGTGTAGCGTTTGCCGGAAATGAGAAGGTTTTCTAAAAGAACAACTTTCATTTCTGTCCCTCCTACGAAAAAGGGCAGGTCGTATTGCCTGCCCTAATTCGGTTTTTGTCGCTCTTAAGCGAGAGCTTCGATGACGTGGAAGCCGTGAATCTGCTGAATGATCGGCAGCGGACGGCTCTTGATCTGCACAATACGACCAGACGGGTTGGCGCGCTGAACCCAAGAATCAGGGACACGAGCGCCTTCGTAGAACTTGACCGCATCATCACCGGTCAAGGAAACCAGGCCGTAAGCAAGCATCGTCTTCGCGTTCGGGCTTGCGAGCATGCAGAGTTTTTCGGGAACCATCGGCTGTTCCTTGCCGGCGTCATCCGTGTACCACTCGTCATAAGAGTAGATGTCAAGACCGGAGTCCTTGAGATAGCCCCAGTACGTCACGCCATTCGGCAAGTGCTGCGGATCAATCGCGCCCATGTCGACGCGACGCGTATCGAGCTGATTGGCAGTCGTGAGCTTATCGAGGATCGTATCAAGCACCTTCGAGCCGCAGATCAGCTCGTGCGGCGTAAAGCCGCCGGACTGAATCATCGTGCGACGAAGCGTACGAAGATCGCCCATGATCTGGGCGGCGTCAGCAGCGTCCCACTTCGTGCCCAAAGTAGTCTTCGGCTGCTCCTTCGTCTCCAGGTGAGCCCAGTAGTTCAGAACTTCATCGTAGCCTTCGCCCTTGACCGTCACCTTGCCCTGGAAAAGAGCCTCGGCGCACATGACCTCTTCACGACGCGTGATGATGTCGTCGAGGTCGGACAAGTCCTTGCCGAGGATTTCGGCAGCACGCTGCGTCGGGCTCTTTGCGGAGTAGATCGTTTCGCCAGGCAGGCGCTTCAGCATGTCTTCTGCCGTCGTCACGCGCATCGGAGAAACTTCCGGCGCTTCGTAACTTTCCGTGCGGAAGCCTTCGCGCGTCAGCACGACACCGCCAACCTTCGGGTTGACGAAGGGCGCAATCTTGCGACCGCCGCGACCGATGATGTCGAAGTCGATCTTCTGGGTGTGGAAGGTCGGGCGATTCGTAAAGTAGCGATCGCGCAACCAGGTGGAATTGCTCTTTTGGCCTTCTTCGACCATCGCGAGCATCGTGCGAGTAGTAAACATATCAATTGCCATTGTTGTAGTCCCTCCTGAGATTTAGATGCTCGGCTTGAAGAAGATGCTGACCTGACGAGCAGACGGCTTGAAGTCCGCAACGGCAGCGCTGTTCTCAGCGTTAAAAGAAAGAGCATCTTCGTTGAATTCGCCGGTGAGATACACGGCAGCGACCTTGTCGCCGGAAGCCGTATCCACGTCCTCGGCAAGGACTGCATACACTGCAGAAATCGTCGTCTTCCCAGAGTCAACCTTGCAGAGCGTGCCGTCCTTATCAAGCAGAGCGCCGCGCTTGAGCACGCCCTGGCTAGTCTTGACCATCATGCTGTCAGCAACAACCGGCATGATCTGCGACGCAGCGAAAAGATTGTCGACAGTCGTCGTATGAGTTTCTTGCATTGCCATTTCTTCTTCCTCCTTTACTTGCGAGCGAAGGCGCGCGCACCTGCTTCAATGGCCGCCTTCATTTCGGCGTCCAGCTTTGCCTTCGCTTCTGCCTTCGGATCAAGGCCTTCATTGCCTTCCGATTCGATACCCTCAAGAGCCTTCGCGTCGCTCTTGCGATCCTTGAGCATCTGTGCGCCGCGAGCCTTGTCGGCCTTCAGGATCTGAACTGCAAGCGCTTCTGCGGTCGTCTTGCCGTCAAACTTCGCTGCGTTCACAAGGTCTTCATGACCTGCGACAGCGATGTCTTCGATCGCCTGGATGCGTGCGCGTTCATTCGTAGCGCCTTCGGCAATAGCTTCTTCGCGGATCGCCTGCACCAAGTCAGGATGTTCCGCTTTCAACGTTTCCAGATTCATCTTGTGAACCTCCTTTTGAACTGCGGATGCCTTGGGCTGTTCCGCGTGAATGAAGCCCTTCGGCGCATTCGCAAAGAAACGCGAATCTACCTTCAGGCCGTTTAACATGACGAAACCGCCAGAAGCCGTGTTCTTGACCTCCGTCGTTTCATCAATCTCATCAGCCAGACCGAACTCCACAGCCTCTTCTGCTGTGAAATAGGACTCGGCGTTGACCTTTTCCTTGATCTCGGCAACCGTGCGACCGGTCTTTTCGACATAGATGTCAATGAGGTTGTCCTCAAGCTTCTCCATGTCGTCCGCCGCCTTTCTCATGTCGTCCGTGTTCCCCCAGACGCCAGAGCTGACCTTGTGGATCATCATCATTGAGCCCCTCGGCATGACGACTTTCGCGCCAGGCACGCTCGTGATGATCGTCGCAGCACTCATGGCAGCGCCGTCAATTCGGAAGGTAATCTGTCCCTTATGCGCCTTTAGAAGCGAATAAATGGACAAGCCCGTATAGACGGCCCCGCCGAACGAATTGATCGAAATATCAAGAGGGCTATCGGACGGGATTTTTCGGAAGTCCGCGAGGAATTCAGCCTCGTTGAAGCCCTTCCCCCACGGATCGTCCTTCGACCCGCCGACATAGCCGAAAAGATCGAGCTGCGCCCGTTTCCCCTCGGCCTTGACGTTCCAAAACTTATTCTTCATCTGTTTCCTCCTTCTCCGGTTCCGTCATCGGTTGAGCCGGAGCTGTCGCACTCAGACCGTCTTCCCTGCGCATTGCCTCCTCGCGCTTTCGCACCGCGTGAACCTGGTCATACTTCATGCCGGTGAGCTCAGCCGCCTCGCGTTCTCGAGTGCTGAAGCCTTCATCGACACGGACCTTCGCCGCGTTGGCTTCCTTCAGCGGATCAAGCTGTCCCTGCGCATCGCCGAACCATTCGGCCCCGCACCAAGCTGCACGGATTGCCGGATCATCGAAGAAGCCGGGTGCTTGCACACGACCTTTCAGAACAGCCTCGGTCAGCCACTCCTCGTAGATCGGCTGACAGAAGTTCCCCACGAGCCATTCGCGGCGCATGCGGAACATCTTCCAAGCCTCCAAAAGCGAAGCCCTCGACGCGCTGTAGGACGCTGTGAAGTTCTTCACGAGAAGCTCGTAAGGGATCTCCAGCGCCGCACCGATCTGGCGACAAATAGCGATCACGAAAGGATCGAAGTTCGGATTCGGTCGACTCGGGTCCGCGATCTGGACCTCTTCACCTTCGTCAAGGGCGACGATCGACCCGTTACCCATTTCATAGGCGTTCGGGTCCTTGTCGACTTGCATCGCGGGATTGAAAGCCTGTCCGAGTGGAGAATCGGGAGTGTTGCTCTTGACGAAGACCGTGAACATTCCGGACACGACCGCCGCCATCAGCTCGGCTTCCGAATACCTTGAAAGTTGCTTCAAGGCCTCGATGACCGGAGCAAGCATCGGCACGCCTCGGCGCTGCGCAGGACGTTCAACGTCTGCCATGATGTGCAAAACGTTTCTACGCCCCGTCGTTGTGCCGAAAGCCAGCACGCGCTTCCATTCCTGTTGCAGGTCCCGACCAATGCGAGGGATCGCGCCCGGATGATGTTTCGCCACCCAGTAGGCAACGGTCTCGCCGTATGTCCCGACCTCGATGCCGCCGAGGACATTAGCTGTCGTCGGAGGGTTCAGCGGATCGCACACGCGGTCGGCTTCGATGAGGCCGATTCGCAAGTCGTAGGCGCAGCCCTTGCGCGGGATGATCGGCATCGTCACAAAGACGTCGCCACTCATCAACGCAGAAAGGAGCACCAAAGACTGAAGCTGAAAGAACGTCTGCCGTCTTTCCGCATCGCAGTTCACGCTTTCAGACCACAGCCGCCATTCACGTTCGGTGTTTTCTTCCCACTCTTTCGCCTGCTCCTCGGTAAGGCCTAGGAACTTCGCATCGATCTGGGCATTCAGCGCAAGCCCGGACCCAACGACGTTCGTTCGAACGGTCTTGAGCGCGCCAGTTGCAAGAGGCGAACCCATATAGAGGTCGCGCGAGCGATTGCGAAGCGTCTCCAAGTTGTCAACGATGTCCGCGTCCGCGTCGCTCCCGCCGGATAGCCATCCCATAAGGGACTTCTTGGCGTATGAGCCACCGTGCCGCGAATATCCGCTGTTGAGAATTTCGAGCTTTCGGCGGGCTTCATAACGCTTCAACGCGCGCTCAGGACTGATCGCCCTGATTGCTTTGTCAAGCAGATTCATTTGCAAGCCTCCTTACAGGTCGCGAGGGACGGCACGCATTACACGTGCCCCCTTACGGCCGTTTTCGAGCTTGTCGATCTCGTTGCGCCAGTATTTGATGCGAGCTGCAATGTCTGAGAGCGAAGCTCTCGTCAAGCTACGCGTTCCGATTTTGTAAGACTGGCCAGAGGCGACCGCGCGTTCGGCATCGAGCCACATCTTCAGATTCGCGCGGGCCTCGTCTATGGTGATCCAAGACATTTCGATGCCTCCTTTGTTTGTGATTACTTGCAGTCGTTGAACGTCACGCCGTCTTCACGAACCGCGTCCTCTCCCGTCAAGTCCTGCCATCGCTTGATGATGACGTCGCAGTAACGTGGATCGAGCTCCATCGCCCGAGCCTTACGACCTGTGTTCTCGCAAGCAATGACGGTCGTGCCAGAGCCGGCAAAGCTGTCGAGAACGACGTCGCCCTTCTTTGTGGAATTGCCGATCTGATACTCAAACAAATCAACCGGCTTCATCGTCGGGTGATCCCCGTTCCTCAACGGCTTATCGAAGTCGAGAACCGTCGTTTGTTTACGGTCCGAGTACCAGGCATGCCCCGCGCCTTCCTTCCAGCCGTACAAGCACGGCTCATGCTTCCACTGGTAGTCAGAACGACCAAGAACAAGAGAGTTTTTGTTCCACACAAGGCACTGGCGCACCTTCCACGCGTTGTCTCGGCACGCGCCTCGGAAGTTGTAGCCTTCAGCGTCCGCGTGCCAGATGTAGAAAGACGCTCCTGGCTTCATGGCAAAATCAGCAGTAGAGAAGGCATCAATCAAGAACTTTCGGAAGTTCTCGTCCGACATGTTGTCGTTCTGAATCGTCAGCTTGTCTTTCGTCGCGCCTTCGTAGGCCACGTTGTAAGGCGGGTCGGTCAAATACAGATCGACGCTGCCTTCTTCGCACAAGCGAACAAGATCATCGATGCGTGTTGAATCTCCGCACAACAGCTGATGGTCCCCAAGGAGCCAAAGTTCGCCAGGCTTGACAACCGGGTCTTCTGACGGTTCCGCGATTTCCTCAGCGTCTTTCCCGTGCTCCTCGTCGTCATCAATCGAGCCGGTCCCATCAAGCAGAAGGTCGAGCTCTTCGTCAGAGAAGCCCATGACATCGAGGTTGAAGTCAAGTTCCTGAAGTTCACCGAGCTCGATGCGGAGAAGCTCCTCATCCCATCCGGCGTTCAGTGCCAACTGATTGTCGGCAATGCGCAGCGCTTTCTTCTGCGCAGCTGTGAGCCCCTTCAGGCGAATCGCCGGCACTTCCTTCATGCCGATCGACTTCGCGGCCATTGTTCGACCGTGGCCTGCAATGAGCTCGTTGTTTTCGTCGATCAAAACGGGATTTGTGAACCCAAACTCTTTGATCGATTCTGCGACTTGCTGTACCTGCTCGTCGCTGTGCGTTCGAGCATTTCGCTCGTACGCCTTCAGATTGTCAACGCTAACGTATTCGATCTGCGTTTTCTCTTGTCGCACTAGACTTGCAACTCCTTACACGGTTATTCCCTTCGACAGCGTCCCTCGCGGCTTGCGGGGAGCGGTCTGCTGTCTGAGTGCCCCGCCGTTCTGGTAGAAGTCGGCAAGGAACTCGAAGTTCGGGTTCAGCAATTCGAGTGCGGCAGTCGCGTAGACCGCGCAGTCAAGGGCCTCGTTGCGTTCGCGGATTTTCTTCCACGCCATTTTCACGACGCCTTTTTCAAAGTGTTTTTCAAGCACCTCAGCGGTCAACTGCTTGAAGAAGTTTTCAGAAAAGCCCCTGTCCTCCTGCGCCGCATAGTGCGCGAAGTTCGGACCAGGTTCCTGCACGGAAAGCCTGTTCATGACGAGCGACTTTCCGCTGTCAACACCGAGCGTGAAGAGCGTTGCCTTCATCGCGTTGCTCTTCGTCGGCGTGTTGATGAACGGGACACCGATGCCGCCTCGCCCCTTGATCGCGAAAACGCGCATTCGTTCTCGGGCTTTCGTGTACTGGTAGACGTTCGTTGTGTAGGTACCGTCACCAGAGTCAACGCAGGCGCAAGCGACCGAAACATGGACGCCGTTTTGCATCGAATACTGCCGCTGCAGGATTGCATCAAGCTGCTGCCATGTTCTCGCATCGTCCGGGCGGCCATAGAGCACTCGGTGCTCAATGCCCCAACACTCTCGGCCGACACCCCACCCGTAGACCGTGCATTCCAGTCGGTCGTGCTGAACGTCGATACCGGCGGTCAGTAGCAAGACGCCGTCTGGGAGAACGCCGTTTGCCGGATAGCTTTCGCGTCGGTTGAACAGTTGCTCCCAGTTGTCTGCATCGGGATTGCTCTCTTCCCACGCTTCGCCGAGCTTCAGGTTCACGAACTCCATGAGCCCGTGCTTGTCTCGGTTGTGGTTCACGGAAACAAACTCATCCACAAGGTCGTGAAGGTTCACCCACGGCGAGTACAACGCGTTGACGTGGTAGCCCTTGATCTTGCTGCCCGGGTTCGTTGCAATCCAACGGCCACTCTGTAGCAACTTCGGATCGGGCTTGTAGGCACCTCTCGTTATGCAGCCGCACTCTGGACAATGCATGCTTGCCGTCATCGGCAGCGCATTCCCTTCGTCGTCTTTCTGCCAGGTCACGTTTGCCCATTGCAGAATGTGTTCCTCACCGCAATGCGGGCACTTGACAAAGAATCGACGTTGATCACTTCGTTCGTACCAGTCGTCAATCTTCGACGCGCCTTTGATTGTCGGCGTGCTGACCAAAATGATCTTTCTGTTCCCGAAGTTCTGAGTTCGCTGAATGGCGAGTTTCAGAGGATCGCCTTCCTTCGTCACGCCGTAGCGGTCCACTTCGTCACAAAGAAGGACGCGGATCGGGCGAGACGCAAGACCAGCTGGCGAGTTCGCGCCGACAAGAGCCAGATAGCCACCAGGGAAATGCTTCATGCGAATAGTCGTACTTGACTTTTTCGCAGAGCCGCGACCGTCCTTCCCTTCTTCGAGCTTGCCTTGCAAGCCTGGAGAGTTCTGGAACATCGGCTCGATGCGCTCCTTCGAGAACGCCTCGGCCATTTCAACTGTCGGCTGAAGCATCAGCTGAGGAGCAGGCTCCTGGTCGGCGTAGTAGCCCATGATGTTCAGGAGCATCTCCGACTTGCCGAGCTGTGACGAGCAACACATGACGACGATTTCCGTGCGCCTGTCCGTCGCAGAGTCCATAGGCTCCTGCAGGTAGGGAGTTCGACTTGTGCGCCACATACCTGCTTCAGGAGACGTACCAGAAGCGACGACGCGGAACTTGTCGGCCCACTGGCTCCCGGTCAAACGAGAAATGGGACGGCAGGCCGTAGCCCACGCTTTCGACCAGATACCCATTCCATCACTCCTTTGCAAACCGCGAGCCGTTGATCGTTTTCAGAAGGTCGCGGAAAATGTCCTCAAGGACTTCCTCGGCTTCGCGCTGCGTCCGATTCTCAAGCAGGGCCGAGTAACGAGTCGGGGCGGAAATCGCGAAGTTTCGGAGCATCGCTGCTGCCTCTCTCGCGTCCGCCTCAACCTCAGCAACCGAGACATATTCGCCCTTGAGCTTTTTGTATTCGAGGTCCTTGATCTTTGCGGTCGCGACCTCTTTTGCGAGCCGGGCCTTGTTGAACGCCTCGTTAACGTTCAGCGCAGACGATATTTGCTTGTCGTCTTCGTCATCGCTCGTGAACACGTCCGCAGTCTTTCTGGACGTGCGACGGCTCGCCTTTTTTCGTTCTTCAGACTTGACCAGAGCCTTGAAGGCTTTCAGGCCTTCTTCTAACGGAATCTTTCCATCGACAAGAGGCAGCTCGCCAGTCTTGCACTTCCCGCTTACGTATGCGGCACTACGTCCGACCTGGCGCGCAAACTCTCGCATGCTGACGCCATCGTTCGCCATGCCAACACCTCATTTTGTTTGGTAATTCCATCTTCACGCGTTCGCGCTTTCGCTTCAATACCGGCGAGCGCCGGCAAGCGTAAACCGTTCACGGAAAGCGTAAAGTGAAATGTTCATAAACACCCTTTTGAAAATTGCATCTAGACCGTTTTCGGGGTCGGAACCGCCCGCAAGGGTCTCAATCCCCCGGAAGGACCCGTGCATGCTTGCGCGGCTTGTATGGCCCGCGCTTTCCTCGCCGTTGATTGCTGTTCTGCACTGCGTAAGTCGTCCACCTGCAGTTGTCTGGGCTGTACTCGCGGTCGTTGTCAATACGATCAATGGTGAGCCCTCGACAATAACCATGCTTGAGAGACCAGGTGCAGAAGACCTCGAAGTCATCGCGCCATTCATCGCAAACGAAGATGCCACGTGCACCGTAGTACTTGAACTTCTTGTTTGATGCGTTGTAGCAGCGCTCCTTCATAGTTCCCCAGATGAAGTACAGAAGGCGGTTATCCTTCCTGAGTCTTGCCTGGCGTTCAGCTTCACGCTGTTGAGCCATCACATCCTTCTGGGCTGCTTCAGCAAAGGAGCGGGATATATCCTGCCTCGCCGCCCCACCGCATTCACAGTTGATCCATCGTCCGCCGTTCTTCAGAGCTGTACGAATGGACGTGCCACGTCGAACGATCTCTGCGCCGCAGTTGGTGCACCTGAGCTTCCACATGGAATCGCCACGCGGCGTTGATCCCGCTGATGCAACGATCTCAAACAATCCAACGATCTGGCCGGGCTTGTGTACAATCTTTCTAGTCATACGACCTCTACTTCAGGTTGTAGAACGAGAAAGCCGCAAGAGTTGGTAGCTCCTGCGGCTTTCGTTTTATTGGGAATCTTATTGAGCGGGCTGAGGTTGAGCCTGCACAGGCGTCTGGCTCTTGTCATCAGTCACAGCATCGTAGATAGCGTTGCCGGCCATCGATCCTGCGGTCGCACCGAAGAGAGAACTCCAGAAGCCACCGCCGGAAGAGGCAGGAGCAGATTGATTCACAGTCTGGTTGATGACGGTCGTGTTCTTCTTCACGACTGTCGTGCGCTTCGGTGCATAGCTCTTCGTAGAAGCAGGACGGGAGAAGGAACGACCACCACTGAATCCACGACCTCCTCGTGCTTCTGCCGCTGTAGAAACGAAAAAGGCGACCACAATGGCCGCCACAATAGCTTTCTCCATTTTGTAACTCGAAATTGAAAAGCCCCCGAGGTTTCCCCCGAGGGCGTCACGCTCTCCCTGGTGTATCGTTGAAGCTCTGACCCTATCAACTCCACCAGGAGACCTCATGAATGAATTTGCTTATGTAGACGACTTCGATGTCGTCAACCATGATGAAGACGGCATTACCGAAGTCCAGCGTCAACCAGGAGATGAGGTTCTCATTCTCCGGGCCGACGGCAGCCAATGGCTGATTGACTGTGTCACGGTTGAGGAATGGCTTGAGTACAAGCACAACCCCACAACAGAAGCCTTACGCCACCTGATCGGCAAGCACGGAAGGCCTCGCCGTGTCGGGTAACCGAACGTCATAAACCAGAGAGCCGCGTCCGCCTCCCACATTGAAGAATCGAATCCCTTCATATCGGGAACGATCTTCAATACCAATGCGTCGATTGCGACGTCGAATGGTTGCGATGAACTGGCGCGCCAGAAAGTCGATGATCTTCTCATCAAGATAGTTGAGCCAACGCTTCATATGGCACTCCTAAAACAGCCCAAGGGACGCCCTGGTCAAACAGGGCGCCCCTCAGACATCCCCTAGAGCAAACTGCCCTAAGGTAGCGAATGGAAACCGCGCGGGTTGCGCATCGTTGAGAGGCGTGCGCGGTGTTGTTTTCAAAACAAAAAAGCGGCATCACCGTGGAGGAGATACCGCTTTCCAGAATTGCTGATGTTTTTCCTAGGCATGGCAAAGCGAGCCTAAAAGACTCTCCCTCCAGCTCGGACACACCGGCATAATTTGATTAGTGAAGTCTATCACGGGACAGCACGTTGTGCAACATGCGCATTGCCAACATGAGATGCTGTTCGTACTTGCGTGGTCGGATGCCTACCACACGACAGGTTATCCAGAGCGGCCGGCTCGGATTCCCATAGGCCTCCTGCAACAACCTCTTCTCTTTTGAATCGAGCATCGCGCTCCACGCCGCCTCGATCTCCACAGCGTCATTGATGTCGATAATGCGAGGACGTTCCTTTGTGCCTTCCTCTGGCACGTAGCCGGCCTCTCGCATCACGCCGAGCATTGAACTCTTTCCACGAGGCTTCCCCTCACGCGCCCATGAACTCCAGTTCTCAAGGCGCGCTTCAAGAATTCGGCGCTCCGCTTCATCCATTCGCATGCTCCCTTTCCCATTCGTCTCGGCATTCGGCACAACACCAACGTCGAACATTTCGAACTCCCTCGACCGTTGCAGGCACTCTCTCGATCACTTCCCCGCAGTTCAAGCACAAGCTCACCACGATCGGTCTTGGTCCCTCTGGCTTTCTCTCCTCAATTGCCGCGCGCATGATCCATTCATCGCTTCTGGCGGCTCGGTCTGCATCATCCATGCTTCACCTCGTCAATAAAAACTTTTACACCCGGTTCGGGTCCGTACGCCTTTCTGGTCCGGCTGTCGATCACCTGCGAGTCGTCCTCAAAAACGATCCCGTTCATGCCGTCAAGAATCGCCTTCTGTACGTTGTCAAGGTCCGGCTTTGAGACGTGATGCTCGACACCTTGCAGAGCCGCCAGACGGCGTTTTTTCGACCACGATGCGGGTACAGGGAACACAGCGAGAATGTCAACGCGCACTGCGTTCGATTTTTCGATCTTTCTTTTGCCGACCATGGCTTCCCTTGCTCTTGCCGTCACAAGAGCCTCGTATTGACGCGTCTTGGTCGGTGTGAACGTATGCCCAGTGCGCGTGAAGCGCGGGCGTCCTTTGGGGACCGGAGCCCCCTCAATCGTGAAACTAATCATTTGTCCTTTCTCCTCAGTCCGTCGTAATAGCCCTGCACGAATGCGGCTCTCTTCTTCGGATTCATCCGAGCCGTCAAGCTCTGGTACTTCGCCATCGACTCACCGCGTAGTGCGGCAGATCGTCCGAGGCGGTATTCGTCACTTTCTTTCATGACTCCTCCTTTTTAGGTCCCCCGTGAGATGATTGAGGCTGTGTTCCCCAACACGTCCATCAACCAACCCACGGAGGTTTAAACAAATGCCTGTTACTAAACTCGACCCCAAAACAGCCTTACTCGCCATGTGCGCTGCAGGTGCGGTGAAACTCGAACCGATCGACATTTCCGCAACGGGCGACACAGGCACAGAAGAAGTCCAGTCTTTGGTTTCGATCAACGTTTCACGCCTTGAGGCAGTTCTTGCTTGGCTTGATCAGGTCTGCCCCAGCGACGAAGATGTTCTCGATGAAGCTGTTTCGCGCGTTGCACGTAATGACGAATAAGACGTTTTCCTTCTTCTTCGGCGGTATCTAGCGTCTCCAGCTCAAGAGAACTGAAATCCGTTGTGATTTCGGGCGACTGGACTGCTTCCGGTTGCCCGTCTCGCTCATTTGATTTCTGGTCTGTCATGACCTCTCCTTTGTTAAAAATCGATGTCGTTCTTCCGCATGCTCGGCCACGAGAGCCGGATGAACTTGCACGTTTCTTTGAGCCGGTCGTACTCCTGCTCTCCTATCGCGGTCTTCAGCAGCGCCGGATCGGCGTTGGTGATCCAGATGGTCGGAAGCTGAGTGTCGTAGCGGGCATACAAAACCTCTGACAGGACTTCCTTCGTGATCGGCTTCGCGTCTTCCTTGGCCACTTCGTCGACGACAAGCAGCGGACAAGTTTTGTAGGCTCTTTTCACGTCTGCGGTCGTCTTTCCTGGCTCTCGGCATCCCCAGGAGTCAGCAACCTTCTGCCCCATCTCATGTGCCGTCGTGTAGATGCCGGCGCACTTGCTCAAGAGTTCCTGAAGCACCGCACACGCCAGATGGGTCTTGCCGGTCCCGCATTCGCCGATGAAAACCATCCCTATGCCGGACTGGCGAAGCGCGTCGAACTTTGTGATGTAGGACTCGGCGATCTTGAGCACCTTCGCTTTCTGGTCGTTCCCATCGGTTCTGAAGGATGCAAGCGTTCTGGATCGGTACTTGGTCGGGATGGCCGTTCGGTCCAGCGTCTGCTCATACGAGCGGCGCTTTTCAAGCTCTTCACGTTCCTTTCGTTCGCGCTCTTCGTCTTCCTGCCGCTTCTGCAACTGGATCGCTCGGCACTTCGGACATCCGCTCGCATTCTTGAGCTCTCCCTTCAGGTAGGCCAGGTGCGAGATATACCGCCCATGCTCTGGGCATACCCGCTCCTCTTCACCCTCGGCAAAGCCCAACAGGCCTACCAAGCCCTCTGCTTTTTTCATGTTCTTTCCCTCAATCCACAATGATCGTTACGCCGTCGTCAGCGAGTTTTTCGGTTCTGCCTTCACCTCGGCAGCAGGCCTGAAGTCGCTCTCGGTATTCCGGCGTCTGGGTGACGTTCTGAGGCTTTCGGTAGGTGCTACCGCTCGTCCTCGTCAACCAGGAGGCTCTGAAGCCTGCCCAGGCATTGGCGCAGCAATGCTCGATGACCTGAAGCAGCGTCATGTGAGCCTTCTCCCCTTCGGATCGAAGAAGCTCAAGCGCACTTTCAGTCAAAGCCCGCTTTTTCAGGGCGCGAATCTCTCCGAATTGCTTCCAGAGGTCATCAGGAACTTCAGCCGGCTTTTCGACCTTGATCCACTTTTTCCAGGCTTCGCCTTTCTTGGCTCTGGCTTTTGGCGGCGTGTCTTCTCTACTGGTTATTGATTGGTTATTGATAGGTTCATTGATAGGTTCGTGTCCCGTTTTCGGTACTACTGTCGTCCCGTTTTCGGTACAACCATCGTCCCGTTTTCGGGACAGCTGACGTACCGTTTTTGGGTTGTCCCGTTTTTGGGTCGTCCCGTTTTCGGTACTTCCGTTTTTGGGCCAATCCTCTATGTGCAGAAGGTACTCATTCGAGTTGTGCACCTCTCGCTTGCGTACTGACAAAACGCCACGTTCCGCAAGTCTCGAAATGACAGCAAATACCGTCTTTCGATTCATCTGCGTCATGCCGCAAATGGTCTCGACGGACGGATAGCAGTTCTTGCCTTCGTCATCGGCCCGGTCGGCAAGAGCGAGGAGCACAAGACGTTCGGTTGACTTCTCAACCGGAACCATCCATGCCAGTGCGGAAACCTTGAAGCTCATGGCGTCCCCTTAGCGAATAAGCGACCAGTCAATATCTGGGCGCAGGTCTTCGCGCGTCACTTTTCGACAAGAAACCATCTCGATCTTCTCAGCGACTTCCGGGCTGAAATTCTTCGACGGGACATACATGCAGTTGTGAAGCCATCGGACAGAAATGCCTACTTTTTGGCACAAGGCCTTCTTTTCGATTGGCTTTAGGGATTTGAAATATTCGAGCGCTCGAGGCGTCATCTCAGACCTCTCGGTGTTGTTTTGGTGTTAAACCATAATACAACATTTTCGCCGCTTTTGTTGGTTGCCGAACATGTTGCCGCGCATACACCTTCCACACTACTATTGCAGAAGGGAGGTACTTCTTATGAGTACGAATGAAAAAGACACCCTGAAGCGGATACGCATTGCAAACCTGAGTCGTCTGGCAGAGCTGAATGGCTCGCGGTCTCGATTGGCCGAGATACTTGGCAAAGCTCCGCAGCAGATCAATGACATGATCAGAGGAACGAAGTCTTTTGGAGCACGAATCGCTAGAGAGATTGAAGATAAGCTTGGCCTTCCCCCAGGAACACTTGACACGGAAAACGCAGAACTCGGCAACCCCCAAGTAAGCACGATACGTTTCAAGCGCATACCAATCCTTTCATATGTGCAGGCGGGAATGCTTACAGACAACGGACAAGAACAATACGATGAATGGGCGATCGTCCCAGAAACATTGCCGGAGAAAACTTTTGCTCTTCGCGTAAGAGGCGACTCCATGTCGCCAAATTTCCAAGAAGGACAACTGCTCTTCGTCGACCCCAATAGGCTGCCAAAACCTGGAGACTTCGTCATCGCACGTTCTACGTCTGGCATTCTCACAGAGACGACTTTCAAGAAATACGTCGTCACCGGATACGACGATCAAGGTCGAGAACTCTTTGATCTGAAGCCGCTGAACCCAGACTATCCAATCCTTCACTCCAGGCAACACGGTTTAGAGGTCGTCGGCGTCGTTTGCGGATCATTCAACACCTACTAAACCAAACCCCATAACACAACCAAATCAAGCCCGCCACTCAAGGCGGGCTTTTTTTTGTCTTAATTTCAGTGTCATTGATGCGCATCAACAACTCCCCAATTTATACACCCCGCCGACACCCTACAGCAACCGTTTCGGTTTTATTTTGGTGTAACATCAACGGTGTTGAATGGTTTCGCCCGCACATAACAGGAAGAAACCATTCAACACCAACTTTCCGACAACAATCGGGAGGGCAGACATGAAAACGCGGACGCGGGGATGCAGACGTTGAGAGACGTGGAGCGGCGGACGTAGCTGGTGCAGCCGAGAGAGGCAGAGGTCACGAAGACCCGAGCGGCTGCCTGCGGAAAACGCGGGACCGTGCACAGCAGAAAGTCGATTCAAGCGTTCTTGCGCATGTGTTCAATGCGTAGGGGGCTGGCGCGAGAGCGCTTGGATGGACTTTCATAAAGATCACAGCCGTCTCGCAGGCACCCGCAAAGAGCGACACGCGGGACGGCTTACCGGAAGAACACCATGAAGATTCTTAATGTCTCCTGCGCACAGCAGGACAAGATCGAACAACGCCTGTTTGACGAAGTCGAAGCTGGCGGCTACGAAGACTGGATCGAACTCTGCGGTTGCGTCGCGAACGAGTTCGGGGTCGACGCAAAGGACGTCGAGCACATCTACGACGATCTGTTCGTCTACGTAGACCCGCAATGGGTCGGAAGCGACTACTACGACGAGGAATACCACGACATCCTCTGGGACGACGAAGAGCGCTGCTACTACGTCGAGGACTAAGGAGAAGCCATGACTGACAAAGAAAAGCTCGAAAACCTTGAGTACATCAAGGACTACATCTCGGAGGCCGAAGAGGCCTTCCTCCGGGGCGACGACGACGCGTACATCGGTGCGCTCGACTCCGCCGACACCCTTCTGACTGGTTTGCTCAACGATGACGACGAGGAGGACGAAGAATGAAGCGCAGCGACTTCGACGCCCGACTGGCGCACCACCTCCGCGCACAAGGCCGCGAGACCTGCAATGAAAACGACGTGCATGAGTTCGCTCTCGTGAGCATCAAGAACGCTGCAGACCTCCACTTCTACATGAAGACCGAGCCGACCGTCATCCACTGCCCTGCAGCGGAGAAGTACGAGCAGGTCGCCTGCAACGTCCAGTGCGTCATGGACGAACTTCCGTAACGACTTCGAGGGCAAACGGCTTGACGCAGATATGAGCCGGTTCGTTCCTGTCGCACTGTGCCGCGACACTCCGACGAATCCCAAAGCCGGGGCATCTGCAGACGAGAGGCTTTTGCGTTCACCCCGGCTCCCTCACCCACCACAAACCCAAAAGACATTCACGCGCCCTTGCCCGTGCCATCACGAGCCGGCAGTTCTTCCGAGCGAGGGCGTCTGAATGTCTTTTCTTTTTTTGGAGGCGTCATGAAGCGCTTTATCTCCTACCTTGACGGTCTCGCACGTCGCACGTATCTCGGCACCGACGGCACTGAGCCTCATCGCCCCGGCTTCGTTGGCTCCCTCATCGAGGGCCTCGAAGGCCTACTCGGTTTTTTCGGCCTGGTGATCTTGCCGGCCATGGCGGCCGCAACCCTCTACCACTGGTTTTTTGACTGAGGAAAACGCCAATGAAAGCGGAATTTCGAAAAACCCTGAGACCCCGTGAAGTCGAGTACCTCACGCTCGTCGCAAAAGGGCTAAGGCGTCGAGAAATCGCCGAAGTCATGGGCATTGCGACAACCACCGTCAAGTCCCACCACGAAGAAGCGTTGCGAACACTCGGCGCGAGAACGGCTGCCGAGGCGGTCTACGAAGCCTTCCAAAAAGGCATCTTCAAGGCAACCAAATGAGCTACTCCGACCCCGTAAAGCCAATCGAACACATACCACCCGACTTCGACATGAAACGCAAGACACCAAAGCGACCGCTCGAACAGCGGAAGAAAGCAAAGCAGGCTCGGCAGAACGTCGAGCCTTTTTCATGTGAACAACCATCGTTGATCTGGAAGGTCGTTGTTCTCGTAGGAGCGCTTGCGGTTAGTGCCGGAGCACTCATTCAAGGAGTTTTTAGATGACAGCAATCAAGACTGCGGAGATGGCACGCGATGACTGGCTGCAAGAGCGCAGCAAGGGCATCGGCGGTTCAGACGTTGCAACCGTCCTCGGCCTCAACCCTTACAAGACGCCGCTGAGCTTGTGGGAAGAAAAGACCGGCAAGACCAAAGGCTCCCCGGCAGGCGAAGCGGCCTACTGGGGAACGACTCTAGAGGACGTTGTCGCGAAAGAGTTCAGCAAGCGCACCGGCATGAAGATTCAGCGCGTGAACTTCCTTCTTTCGACCGGCGAAGACGGGTGGATGCGCGGCAACATCGACCGAGCGATCGTCAACGAACAGATTGCCAAAACGGTCCGCGTCAACAAGCCCGCGAAGGCAGCCGAAACCGGCCTCATGCTTTCGACGGACGTCGGCCTCGAGTGCAAGACCGCCAACGCCTTCATGGCTGACAAGTGGGGACCTTCGCAGGAAGATGAGATCGTGTCCGGCAAGGTCGTCACCGAGCACCAGATTCCGCTCTACTACGAAACGCAGATTCAGTGGTACATGGCGGTGACGGGCATCAAGAAGTTCTATGTCGCTGTTCTCATCGGCGGTCAGGACTTCCGAATGTACGAAGTGCAGCGCGATGAGGACGTGATCAAAGCCATCGTCGAAAAGTGCCGCGCCTTCTGGTTCGAGAAGGTCCTTGCTGACGTCGCCCCTGACCCCATCAACGTCGACGACATCAAGAAGCTCTATTCCCGAGACAACGGCGAGCTGAAAGAAGCCAGTAACGACGAAGCTGCCGACATAGGCGAGCTCCGAACGATCAAAGAACAGATCAAAGAGCTTCAGGAGCAAGAGAAGGCCGTCGCCTCTCGCGTGATCCTCGCCATTGGTGAAAAGACCGGGCTCACGATCGGCGGTCAAAAGGCCGTCACCTACAAGGCGCAGAACAGCACTCGCTTCTCCTCTACCGCCTTCAAGAAAGAACACCCTGACCTGTACGCAACTTTCGTACAAGTCACCCCCACCCGAATCCTTCGACTCGCTTAACAAAAAGGAAACTCATGTCAACAACTGATGTTCTCAAGTCGCAGGTCGCACCTGCCGCCGCACAGACCGCCGTCGTGCAACAGGTCAAAGCCGCAACCGTCATCGACGTCGTGCGCTCGAAAAAGTTTCAGGCTCAGATGGCCCTGGCACTTCCGAAGAGCATGACTGCTGATCGCCTGACGCGCATCGTCATGACTGAGTGCCGCAAGGCACCGGCTCTTCTGAAGTGCGCCCCTGAGAGCTTTTATGGCGCAGTCCTCCAGTGCGCTGCTCTCGGCCTTGAGCCCGGTTCCGCGCTCGGGCATTGCTACCTGCTGCCCTTCGGGAATGGCAAAGACAAGTCTGGTCGTCCGAACGCCCAGCTCATCATCGGCTACCGAGGAATGATCGACCTCGCACGTCGATCCGGCCAGATCGTCAGCCTCTCCGCATACTGCGTGCACGAACAGGACACCTTCAACTACAAGCTCGGTCTTGATCCGGACATCGAGCACATCCCTGCATCGGTTGCGGATCGAGGAAAGGTCACTCACGTCTATGCCGTCGCGAAGCTCAAGGGCGGCGGAGTTCAATTCGAGGTTATGTCTCGCGCCGAGATTGAAGCTGTGCGCAAGACCTCAAAAGCCGGCACCTCTGGCCCCTGGTCCTCGCATTGGGACGAGATGGCAAAGAAGACCGTCATTCGTCGCCTCTTCAAGTATCTCCCCGTCAGCATCGAGGCCGTCCGCGCCGTCGAGATCGACGAGAAGTCGGACCGTGGCGAAGCAGTAACGCAGCAGGACTTCATCGAAGGCGAGTTCATCGAGAAAGGCACCGCTGCAGAGCAGTATCTCGAAGCCCCGGTCGTTGACGACGAAATCCACGAAAACAATTAACCCATTATCTCTACAAGGAGAAGCTCATGCTTAAAAAAGCAACCTCCCATGAAATCATCCGGTCCGCTCTGTTCGACATCAACAATCAGTATGACAACCGGATCGACGACATCGACACTTCTCTCCTCGTCGAATCTGCTCTCTTGATCGCCTTCGAAAGCCACGAAAGCGAACACAAGGAAGTCCTCCAGAATATCGCCCATTCCGTCTGCAACTACGCACTCACAATCGAGCGCGCCAAAATCGAAAGCGACGAGATCAGCGCTCTGTTGTTTGCTTATGACGACACTGAAGAAAACGCTGAAGAAGAGGAGGAGTTCGACGAACAACCCACAGCTGAAACGGTGCCCGTTGAACAGACACCCGCGTTTGATCCAGAAGCGTTGAAAAAGATCGCTGGAACGTCCATGACTGTTGAAGACAACGGCGACATTCGCTTGAGCTTCAAGCACCAGTAACCCACTCATGCCCCGCCTCGTGCGGGGCTTTCCATAAGGAGGATAAGGAATGACGCAATGGAAAACGTATCCGGACACGACGCCGCCGCGCGGCTTGCCGCTCAGGCTCGAAGTCAAAGAAAAGGATCAAAACACCGGCACACCGGAACCGTACTACGGCAAGACCCTTTTTCAGGGGTTTGCGGTTTTCGACGGCCAAGACTTCATCCCGTTCGGCTCGTTCCACCGGCTGCCGATTTTTTGGGACGGCCGGCTAAACGCCTTTGGGCATAAGGATGTGACCGCCAGATACGCTCTGTGGGAGAACGAAGAATGCCAGTCGAAATGAAAAAGGAAATCCGCAAGCGGGTCGCTCGCATGATGGGCACAACACAAAAAGCGATCCGTGAGGCAGAAGCGAAATGCGATGGACGAGCGTTCATGTATCACGCAAAAGGTACGCTTTGCGGCTTCTACCTCCTCCACGTCCCCGTCAAGGGCAAGATTGCGCCAACGTTTTTCCCGCTTGATTACTTCGTCAAACAGAAGGAGGACGAGGAATGAAAGCCAAGAAAAAGCGAACAAAGAAATACAACCCGAAGAAACACCGCATCGACTACCTCGACATGCTCGACATCTCGGCGAATAAGGGGCTCAGCGATCGCGCCGCCGCCAGTATCGAGCTTGACTACCGCATTCACCTGCAGTCCTTCAGAACGGAGCCTTCGCACGAATCGTGGGCTTACCTCGTTGGGCTTCTGCTTCTCGCGGATCGCCTGTCCTACGACCTCGAAGAAGGCGAAGAGTTCAGGCGTGAGATTGAGCCGGCATGGCGTCAGGTCGATGCCGCCTGGCGCATCTGGCAAGAGAAGCACGTTATTGCGAAAGAAAACCTTCTGCAAGCAGAAGCCCTGTTGCAGAGCCTGATCGAGCTATTCAAGGGCTTCACCTACAAAGAGATGGACCAGGCTCTTCACTACGTGATGAAGCATCACCTGAAGCCGGTCCGTGTCATGAAAGAGGAAGGACTGATCGAATGAAGTACCGAGTGCGCGATGAAAAAGCGCGAAGAAAACTAGAGACGTTGTCCGGTGGCAAATTCCACGAGCGTCTGAACAAGTATGCAGCCTCCTTTGCGGATGCTCACAAAGCCGGTCGTGTGACGGACGAGGAGTTTGCCGAGGGCATCACGGTCGGCATCTGGATAGGCGCCTGCCTCGCGCACGTCCGGATCGAGTGGCAGGACATTGAAGAGATCAAGGAGCAGGAATGACTAACCAAGACAACGAGCGGTGGCGCCCATTCAAGGAAGAGCGTCTGGAACGCGGGCACTACCAGATCAACCTCGTCCCTCGTGACGGCCACAAAGGATTCTGCATGTACGCGTACTTCAACGGACGGGACTGGTTCGACGAGCACAATCGACAGCTGGACGTCAGCAGGTATCAGCTTTCTTTCCGTCCTTGGTGTGAGGACTACGAAGAATGATCGACGAAGAACTGAAAGACATTGCCAGACACTACGGGCGAGACCATCAGACGCTCAAGGCTGCCGAAGAGTTCGGAGAGGCTGCAACTGCGGCTTCACGTCTTGCGCTCGCCCGACAGGCCGAAGCATCCGGCGGCAAGTACCGGTGCATCACCGTGCTTGAAAACGACCTTGCAGAGGAATGCGCCGACTGCCTCGTAATGATCAGTCAGCTCCGCATTCTGATTCCCGGCTTCAGCGCCAAGGTCGACCGGGTAATGCACGAAAAGATCGAACGACAAATCAACCGAATTTCAAAGGAACAACAATGCTGAACATCAACGAAGTGACCATTTGCGGCTGCCTTGGCCGCGACCCTGACATCCGATATGGGACGAACAACCTCGCTTTCGTTTCCCTGGCCGTCGCCACAAACCGTAGAGTGAAAAACGCGGACGGTCAATACGAAAACGTCACAGACTGGAACACCGTCGTCGCCTTTGGCAAGACTGCCGAGACGATTGCCGAGTATCTGCACAAGGGTTCGCCGATCTGGGTACGTGGCCGTCTTCAAACGAGAAAGTACAAAGACAAAAACGGCGCCGACCGATGGGTGACAGAAGTCATCTGCGAGCACTTCCAGTTCGTCCAGAGTGCGAAGGATCGAGCACAACAGCAACAGGCCGAACCGGCAAGACGTTCACGCGTGCAAGAACAAGCCCAGACCTATGACGACGGCGAAGTACCGTTTTAAGGAGAACCAATGACCGAAATCATCGCACTGAGTGCGGCAACCATTGGCGGCGAAGAAATTCAGACCGTCAACGCGCGTGACCTTCATGCGTTCCTCGGCGTCAAGACCGAGTTCAAGGACTGGATAGCTCGTCGCATCAAAGACTTCGGCTTTGTCGAGAACACGGACTTTTGCTCATTTTTGAGCGAAAGTTCTGGCGGTCGTCCGAGCAAGGAATTTTCCGTTTCCCTCGGCATGGCAAAAGAGCTGGCGATGGTCGAACGAAACGCGAAAGGCAAGCAAGCCCGCCTCTACTTCATCGAGTGCGAAAAAATCGCAAAGGCCAAGGCTACCGCTCCGGCGCTACCGGACTATCCAACGGCGCTGCGACAGCTCGCCTCTTCATTGGAGAAGCAAGCTGCGCTTGAACACAAGGTCGCGGAGGACGCTCCGAAGGTAGCCTTTGCTGAGACAGTCGAAGCGTCCTACGGTGACATGCTCATCAGAGAAGCCGCCAAGACGCTCGGCTATCCAGCGACGCTTCTCTTTGACTGGCTACGCGCACACTCGTGGATCACAATGAAAAATGAACCTTACGCGGACCGCGTGAAGCAAGGCGTCCTGCGCCCTCGCGTGTCGAACTTCACGCACCCGGAAAAAGGACTGAGCGTGTCGATCACGGCGCACGTTACTCCGAAAGGGCTGTACAGGCTTTATCAGGCACTCCTGAAAGAAGGAAAGGTCACCAGGAATGAAAGACTTGAACAAACAGCAGGATGATGAAAAAATGATGACGGCGTCCAACAAGATTCGCGACGGCATGCGTTTTCGCGAGATGCTCTTTGATCCGGCAGTTCCTGACTATGCATTTCTAACGCGAGATGAAGTCATCGCCGCCTTTGATACATCAGAGCCGACACTTCGACGTTGGGCATTGGAAAGCGGCTTCCCGGACCCTGTAGCCTATCCAGGCATTACTGCGTACCCCATCGCAGCTCTACGCGAGTTCCTGAGTCGCGTAGCCAGAGAATCTCGCAACGCCACAAGCAAAAAAAAACGTTAGTCTTCTTTTTTTCGTCGGTGGGTCTTTTGGTGGGTCTTTTGACATTAAAGCCTCTACAACCGTTGCTACGCCTTAATTCATGAATTCCTCCCCTTCCGCCA